AACAATATCCATCTTTTTCAAATAGGTGTAGATAATATTATCCCACATACGAACCTGATAGAAAACATCAGCATAATTTACCTTAGCGTCATATGCCATAGTAAGAGCAAGTTCAATCAGTTTCATCTTGTCTTCTAGACGGTCAACAAGTTCCACGTCAATGATGTTATACTCAATAAATTTCTGCCACCCTTTCGTATAGAAATCCTTAAAGGTATCAAACTCGGAGTGGTCAAGTTTTTTCTGACCGAGTTCTACTTCAGCAATATAGTCAAGACGATATGACTCCTGTGCCTTGTATGTAAACTTCTTATAAAGATCAAGATAATCCAGTTGCGTTAATCCACCGATATCAAAAGTCGTATGTTTCCTACCATTGATGACAATCTCACCTTCGGTGACAAGTCCCCAAGTGGACATACGCTTCATTAACTTTTCGCCAAGAACACGATTCAATCTTTTACAAATATAAGGAATATCATATAACTGAATATTCCACCCAGTAATTACATCAGGTACATCGACCATCCAATAGTTAATAAAACTATTTAAAAGTTCATATTCAGAGGGGCAATGATAATAACTTACATCACTACGAGTATTATTGAATGGTTTAATTCCCCACGTTGTAATTTTTTTTGTAGTATAGTCTTGAATTGTAATTGAAAGAATTTCTTCTGACGCAGATTCTACATCAGGAAATCCACCCTCAGAAGCAACCTCAATATCCAGTGTCACAAGTTTGATTTTACTAATGTCAAACTTGATTTCATCCTCTGGATATTTTTCAGAGATGTACTGATAGATATAGCGATCATTGCCGTAGATTTCAAATCCATCTACATTCTCATACTTACTATAAAAATCACGACAATCACGAACGGTTCCAGGATTTATAGGTTCAACTGCTTCTCCACTTAATGTTCTATACTTAGAATCTTTTTTAGTTTTCACATAAAGAGTTGGGAAAAACTCATCCCTTGTCTCAAATCTTTTACCATTTTCAACGCCACGAACCAAAAATTGATTTCCAATCAATTGAACATTAGTGTAAAATCTCATCCCTTAATCAAGTCCTCATATTTTTCAAGTAGTGTTGGTGTTGGATCAGCAAGAGTAAGAATCTTGTCTGAACTCATCATAAATGCATTTTCTTTTGTATATCCACAAAGAAATGGTTCTAAAGTTTGATCATTTCTTACGACGAATGGATTAATTATTTTACAGTCGGGTTCGCCAATATCAGCACCCACTTCTTCAATCTGGCTGATCAGAATCAGATTGTTCATTAACGCTATTATTTTTATTAGGTTCTTTTCCATAGTCCATTACATCCTCAATGTACATATTTTGTAATTTATCAGTGGGAGTTACCATAGTAACTACCCAGTCAGCAGAAACTGGAATCGTATTATCCTTGGTCAAAGGCATCCAGGGGAAGAGAGTGACCTGAAAAGAAGCCTTCTGAGGATCTTTAATCTCTTCAAAGTTTTCTGGAACATTAGTCGGTGGTGTCATTTTAACCACGCAAGGTTTATGAAGGAAATATCCAACTACCCTAGCGTTTTCTTCTTCACCAACGACCATTTCTTTCACATCAGCAATGATGTCTTCTCCAGATTTTAAAAGTAAAAGTCTTACCGTCATTCGTACTCCATACCTCCATGTATTCTACCAATAAAAAAAGGAGGAGTCAACCTGGATTTTGCCAGGTGCTCCTCGCGCCGACGATATTCAGAGTTATTTATCTCTTTCTTTTGAACTTACAAACTTTCTTTCCAGGAAGCATAGCATAACTTGTTGTTCCTGCCCAACCACACTTTGCTTTTGGTGGTTTGACTCCAGAACCAAAATCACCTTTCATTTCTCTAATAGTAGAAACAAATTCCTGAAAAGTTTTCATTTTTTATTTTTATTTAGAGATAATCTTTTCTCTTGTGATGTTCAGGAACAATTCTACCAAGTGTAATAGTCAAAAGTCCATCCTCAAAATCAACTGATCTAACTTCCGTGTCATCAGAGAGTGTCCAGGAACGTGTAAAACTCCGTTGAGCCAAACCTTTGTGGAGGTAGTTGGACTGCGTTTCTTTATCTTCCTTCTGACCTTCGACAAAGAGTTTTCCGTCTTGAGTGTAGACATAAACTTCTTTCTTCCTAAACCCAGCAAGAGCAAGTTCTAATTTCGATTCTACATTACTAACTTGAACTAAATTATACGGAGGATAGTTTGAAGTCGTTTCATGAAGACTGAAGATACGATCAAAGTATTCATCCAGTCCAATTGTATTGCGATTAATTCTTTCCAGCAAAGCAGGAAGATCCGCAGCCTGATACTTCATCAGATTAGTCATTATAGTAGCTCCTTTAAAAGCGAGTTTGTGTTTTGTGGACCCCGAAGGCATCCAATACTAATTATACAAGAAACGAAAAAAAGAGGTATCGGCAAAACCGAACCTCTTTTTAGGGTGTTCCGACTTTTGTAGAGTGCCGCACGAATGGCACCGAAATATTTATTCGGTTTCTACTGCTTTTCCCTTTTTACCAATGTTATATTTTTGCTCAAGAATCCAATCACCCTTGTCTTTATAAGAAAGGACTTTAATTTGATTCAGCGGAGCAATATCGGCAACAGAGTCTTCTTTGACAACAGTAATCAATCCCCAATCAGCAAGAAGACGGGCAATGCGATTACGACGCTGAACATCATTCACAGTGAGATTTGCGTGCTTACCATCAAGAGCAAACAGTTCTTTAAAGTGAACAATAAAATATCTACCTTGCTTATGAAGAATGTGGCAAGATTGATAGAGTTTTTTCTCCTTTCTCGATGCAACTCCGATGCGAGTCAAAGTTTCACGGACTTTCAGAAAGTCATCAGGTTCATTAAGAATTACCTCAACCATTTGGTCCTGAGACCAATTTACAGTGGGTTCTACCGTAGTAGTCATTTTGATCCTCCAATATCAAGTCGTTTTTTAATAAAGTTAATTTGTTCTTTTGTCAGGATTTTCAGTGCTTGAGATGCCTTTTCATTACTATAACCATAGTATTGTTTTATACATTCTAAGTCTGCGATCTTATCCTTACGGAGCCAGGGAGAAAATCTCTTCCGTTTCCTTAGACTATTTAGATAAAACAAATATTGTAGATCTTTATCCAGATGATGATTCATATTCATTTCGTTAGAAAAGAGAATAGAATCAATATGTCCGGATAAACATTTATTGATAATATATGGGGGATATTCCTTGATGTCTTCTGATAGATCTTCCTTCGTAAAATTAATCGAGTTTAACCAATCCTTCAATTCCATAATTAAATAGTAGCAATTCCTTTCTTTGTTTTTGCTGTCGCATATACTCACCAACAGAACGCATCGTATAAGTCAGATCAAACTCAGCAGCATTCCAGTTCTTGAAGCGATCTTTGACAAGTTGATCTGAATTATAACTTACTAACATATCCATACTGTTAGCATCGCAATCAGCAGCAAACTTATCGTGATCAAATCCTTTATGCATTGATCCCTTACGCCCATAGAGATTGTCCTTAATATCATAAGGAGGATCGAGATACATAAAAGCACCTTTGTCTCCATCCATCAGATAATCATAGGAGTAATTAGTTATACGCCAGTTTGCGATTAACGCAGAATACGCAGGCAACTTTTCAATCCCTCGCAGACTGAAGTTGTTGTTCGATGCCTGTGGTGAAAATGATGAACTCTCTGTGAGACCACTGAAACTACACTTATTAACAACATAGAAAGCCACAGCACGATCAATGCTTGGCAAATCTTTGTCATTGATTTGCTCCTTTGCTTTAAGAAAAAGTTCTTTCGCCAGATCAGGAGTATTGTTTGCTGTCTTTAATTCTACCAGTTTATCTTTAAGATCAGTACCAAACATCTGGAGTTGCTGCCAGAAGTTTACAAGAGGTTCATATAGATCATTTACCCAAATATTTAACGATGGATACTTCTTAGTGATATAAATCGCAACACTTCCACCACCAAGAAATGGTTCACGAAACTCATCATAGTTGCGAAGATCTGGAAAATAAGGTCCCATCTTTTCACAAGCACGGGATTTACCACCAGGATAACGAAGGGGAGTTTTAAGAGATTTTTGTGTGTAAGGCATTTTTATTCAAACTCCCCTACTCTATTTTTAGGTGTTTCGTAAGGAAGTACACAAGATACAGAAATCTCAGTTGATTTAGTTGCTTCTGCCATCTCACGATAACCAGATCCAACATAGATCTGACCAGCAACTACAGCAACTGCCATAGCACCCCAAAAAATATAATACCACTTTGCTTTGACTTGATGTGTTAGGTTTTTCATAATCAAACAATCAATTTTTTACTTGGCGATTTAATCAAAGAAAACATTTGCTCATATTGTTCAACAATCTGCTCCTGTGCTTCAGAAATATAAACAACATACTTCTTAGAAACTTCTAAGTCAATATCTTTATCTTTAAGAAGAGGGGACCAAGGAGCAAATCCCATTTGACTATTTCCAGTAGGAATAGCGACGATTGGATTGCGGATAACAATAGTATCCATCAGATCACCAACTTGGTCTGCGATAACGTCTTCACCAGACCACATACGAATCAATTTTACATTCATTTTTTTCTCCTTTATTTAAATTCACATTCAACCATTAACTCTGTTAATGCTGCTAAGAGATTAATCTCTTGGTCACAAACAAACGCACATTGGTATTGATACTTAGCAATAACAAGAACGGCAGCAGGGATAGATTGGGGAAGTAGGCAATCATAAAGAGCGTCATAAACCCTGCGAAGAAGGTGAGAAGCATCGTTATCCAAGTTGGAGACCACCCACTTTCGGACTTCAGAAAAGTTTTTATCCTTGAGATTTTTAACAAGTTCATTTACAGAGATGTCAGAGAAAGATGCAAGAATGCCCGAGTCGATTTTTCCTCCCGTAGAATACCTTTGACATTCGTTGAGAACTCTACGGAAGTCTGGGAAGTGTTTTGATACCAATTCCGCAACGACTTTTTGATCGTACTCAATCTTTTCCGCATCCAAGATCGTTTGGAGACGTTGGAAGAAACTTCCTGCGAGTTGGACCCGTTGCTTCCCTTTGATTGTGAAGTCAATGACGGCACATCGGGAATGAAGAGGTTCAATGATCTTGTTCTTGTAGTTGCAGGTGAAGATGAATCGGCAGTTGTTATAAAATGCCTCAATATTCGCCCGTAGTAGGAGTTGTACGTCGTTGCCTGTGTTA